GAATGGATTAAAAATAACGATCATCTTTTATTAGACTTATCAGCTTTAATAGTATCTGTGATACCAGGTGGTATGCCAATGGCTGTTGGATTAGAATTAACAAATGCTGCTTTATATTTTAAAAAAGGTGACAAATTAATGGGAACTATATCTACTGTATTTGCTGCTCTACCTATTATAGGATCAATTCCTGGTGTGAAACAAGCTATAGGATTTGGTTTAAAAACAGGAACTAAATATTCTTTAACTCAAATAAAAAAGATTCTAGAAGTAGTAGTTAAATTTAAAAATAAAATACGAAGACAAATCTTAGCAATAGAATCGATGATTAAAAAATTTCCTCATTTGAATCTAGATAAATACTTAAACGATTTAATTGCTGGAAAAATTGATTCTAAAACTTTTTATAAAAATTTTAAAGGTTATAATAATACAATGAAAGTTGTAAAAATAGATAAAGCTATGCCTTTACAACATCTTTCTCCAGATCCTAATTTAACAATTAACAAATTAAATCTAACTGGATTTTTAGATAATATTAAAAATTTAAGTCGTCCCGGATCTTTTAAAAGAAAAGTAGGCAAGGATGCATTAAATAAACCAGGTGGATTATATACTACAAATCCACAAACTGCATCGACATTCTATCAGCCAACAGGAAAAAAACCATATTATAATTTTGAATTAAAATCCGGATCCAGAGGACTAAATTTACAAAATACTGGAGAAATAATTGATGGAATGTCTGTTGGAAATTTAACTAAATATATGAATGATGGATTTGATTTTATAATAGGAAAAGGAATGTTAGGCAAACCTGAAGTAATTCCTTTAAATAAATCTGTAATACAAAATTGGAGAAGGGGAGTTCCATTTAAATAATATGATTAAACTACAAGACATATTAAAAAGTATTCCTAATCAAGAAATAATTGAATCTGAAGATGGTCAATGGGAATATCCAGGTAGAATAACAAGAATACCAAGTAATCGGGTTACAATGCAACCAAATCCATTAACACGAAAACCTATTCAACATATATTATTAATAATAGGCGATCAATCAGGCGAAAAACAAATAGGAATCCCAGGAGGGCCTGATATGTTTTTTCCAAATGACCAATCTGTCACAGAATATCCCATTAAACGTTATAAGTAGATATTTATATTAAATAAAGGATGTATTATGAAATTAAATGAATGGACTGATAAATCTCATGAAACCAAGCCTAAAAGATGGTCAAAAGATTTTAATAAATCAGATGGAACTGGTTTAACTGAATTTGAAAAAACAAATGTCAAGAAAGAAGACACTAAATTTTCAGAACAAATGAAACGATTTCGAACTAAAAATATGAAATGGTAGAAAAATTAAAATTTGATTTAATTAAAATATCTGATATTGATAATAATGATATTTATATAAATAAAAGCCATATTTCGAGAATTAAACAAAACAACGTAGGAATTGTTGAAATATTATTAGTAAATGAAGTAACAATATACACAAATGAATCTAATTTAGATTTATTAGCAGATAAATTATCAAAATAAGGAAATAATGAGTTCAATCGAAATATTTGAAAAAATTGAAGAACATTGGGGAGTGTTTTCTGAAAATCATACCCGATTTAATCAAAAGCAAGTTAAAGCTGCAGGCGTTAGAGCAAGAAAATCAATTGGAGAAATTAAAAAGTTAGCTTCTCAATACAGAACTGCTTGTTTAACAGAATCAAAAGAAATATGAGTACTTATTTACAAAATATAATACGTGAAGAAATGCTAAAAGCTCTTAAAGAAGAGGAATTACCATTAAGTCCGTTCACAGAAGCAGAAGAAAAGTTTTTAGCAAAGTTTGTTGAGTTAGGTACTCAATCATTAGGTATACTTTACACCGCAAATGATGTTGGAATTCGTGAATTTTTAATGAGAAGCGGTAACGACTTCAATTTAACACCAGATATTTTATCAAAACTAGTAGATGACGGCATTGTTTCTATTGTACCTTATGGTGGATATGCTAGAAATGAAGATTATACCATTAGATGTAACTTGCCATTAGATGAATTAGAAGGTTTAAGCTCCGGAGATGTTAAGCCAGACGAAGCTACTGGAGATGATACAGCCGCAGACGCATCAATTGAGCCTGATTTACCAGATGGTCCACCTCAAGAATCTATTTCAGCCACAGATTTATCAAAATTATTGGTATCAGAACAAAAAAGACATACTAGCACTAGAGTTTACACTAATAAATCTAGAGCATTGAGAAGATTACCTAAAGGTTATGTGGTATATCTTGAAAAAATTATTAAAATACTTGGACAAAAGCTACATACCGACCTGGAAAAACAACATTTAGTTGCTGATATATTAGATAACTTAGCTCACAATTTTGGATTGACACCAAAACAAGTATATAAGTCATTTATATTTTATAACTCACAAAATAGATTGAAAAATGTTGTAAGAGAACAATTAGAAAACGATGAAGACATGATCAGATTAAAAGAATTATTAGAACAATCAACAATTACAAAAACATTACCATCTGTTAGTTTTGATGGAGTATTTTTACCTAATTATATAACTCCTAGTGATAAATGGAAAGCAGTAGCTGATAAATTGGTTGTGGAGATCGAAAAATATCAAAAACAACTATATACTCTTGCAAACATAAAAATTAGCATTAATGGCGGATCATCTCCACCTTCAGCAACAAATAGATATATAGGATCTGAACTACCTAATCATAATTTTCAAACAGTTGGGAAATCAACCGACGGAAAATTACCAGCTCCATGGACAACTTCTAGCGTTAGAAAAAATGTACCGGGTGGCAATGCATTCCTAGCATTAAATAGAGCTTTAAATTTAAAAAAATTATTGATACCATATTTAAGCAGCAAATTAGGAGAAAAAATTCCAGAATCCAATATAATAGCTACTGGTAAGGAAGGCGTTGAAAAAACTGTACATGCAACTATTACTCCTACTGTAACAAAAACAGATCAACCAACCCCTGAAATAAAATATGTTATTCAATATCCATGGTATCAAATTGGGAATGACAAAAACATGGTTCTTGTTGATGGCAATATTGCTGCAGGATGGAGACAAAATGAAAAAGCAACAATGTCGACAAAATGGTATCAATCAACAATAACAGATAAAAACATTCGTTATAGTGGATTTCAAAAAGGTGGACAAGCTAGTAGTTTAATTAATGCGTATGCTTTTATAAAATTAAATCCGGCTAGATATAATGGATCATTTGCAATTTATAATGATGAAAAATCATGGCTAGCAGATGTTAAAAAAATGACACAATACGCACCTGGACTTCAAGTTGGAGAATTAACGTTTGGACCTCCTAATAGTAATAAGAACCTACCAGGATACAGAGGAACAGATGGATATCTAGACAAAACCGGAGGAAGTCAATATACTGGATTAGCTAAATTTAACATGGGAAGTAAAGATTACATAGTATCGTCTGGAATTCCTTATTACTTATTTAAACCACAAGGTGACAAAGCATTTTATATGGCAGATTTATTTACAGCAAAAGGTGCATCAACTCCTGCAGATGGAGCTCGTAATTCTGAAGGCAATCGATCAATGATTAGAGGATCTCAATATTCTGTTGTAGATAGAAAAGGAGTTAAGAATCCTAATGCTTTAGTATATACTGGCAAAACAACTATCAAAACATTTAAGTCATAATACTCACAAATAAATTTGGATTTCCAATCTTTTTTTCTTATTATATATAAAAATAAAAGATATGAATAAATTACTTCTAATATTGTTATTACCATTATCGGTATATTCTCAAATTGATTTTTCTAAAACTCCTCAAACTAGCGTTGATTCTTTAAGATATTATATACATCAAGAATTAAATGAGTATAGATTGCAAAACAATGTTAATGAATTAGAATTATCTGATAGTTTAAACGAATTAGCTCAATCATGGGCTAAGACAATGTTTGACACTGGTGAGTTTAAACATAGTAACTTGTATCCGTCTGGTGAGAATATTCAGTATGGCGGCAGACATATCTTTACTCTTAAAGAGTTTTCATATTGGACATTACAATCATGGAAAGACTCTCCTGGACATAATGCAAATTTAAAACGTAGCTATTTTATAAAAGTTGGATACGGCTTCTATGAAGGATATAAAGTACAAATCTTTGAATAATGAAAAAGTTTCATTATAATATAATAAGTAAATAATATAAACAATAAAAAAGGAAAACAAAGTTATGGCAACATCACAAGAATTATATGTACAAATAAAAGATTTATTTGAAACATTTGATACAGAACACAATAGCACAACTAAAGCTGGTAAAGGTAGAGCAAGAAAAGCTATTGGTGAAATTAAAAAACTAGTAACTGATTACAGAAAAGTATCTGTATCAGAAAATAAGTAAAACAATAAAAAAAACAAATATGGGTTATTATACCGCAAGAGTCCAATTGAAAGATGATTCAACTGGCAAACTAAAAAAAGTGACTGAAATGTATTTAGTCGAAGCAATGTCTGTTACTGAAGCAGAAGCTAAAGTAGTTAAAGATTTTGGATCTACTACATTAGAGTTTGAAGTGAAAGCAGTGTCTGTAAGTAAAATCATTAAAATTATTAAATAATGTACAGAGAAGGCGAAACAGTAATTGTAACTGAGAAACTTAGTAAAACAGAAGAAAAACATTCAGTAGGTACTATAATGAAACCGTTCATTCATAAAAAGCAAACCTTTTATGATGTCTTATTAGAAAGGAGAACGGCTTTATCCTATTTGAATACAGCAAGATCATCTAAACAAGCATTTATCAATAGAGATCTTACGAAAAGGCTAGTAGAATCCGGCAACGTCGAATCTACGGTACCATTTAAATATATGGTAGACAATGAATTACTTCCTATAATCATTGCCTAATGGCCAGACCCAAATTATCAAATTTACAAAAATTACAAAATAGAGTCAGAAAAAGATACCCTGGCTCTATTTGTATACAGGATTCTATTGGGCAGTATTATATAAAATGGAATGACGAAAATTTAAACGATACATTCCTTTTAGAAAACTGCTTAACAGAATTAATAGCATGGGAACAGGCTAGTATAACCGCCAAACACGAACAGCACATTAATCGTACCCACCCTATGAAGAAACTAGTATCAGAAGAACAAAAACACCAAAATAAAGAACGTATAACAAGAAGAATTAGAAAATATGAATAGTATAAATCACGCATGGGGAATATCAGATAAGTTTAAAAACCGTTATGGAAAAATATGGTCTGAAATGGATTTTGAAGTAGCAAAAATTAGTAATTTTCATTTTAAACAAGATCCAATGAATACCATAGTAGGAACAATGTTTCTATGTGGACAACAAATAACAATGAAATATAAGCACCTAATTGCATCTGCTAATAGTATGCAAGAATATGCACAAGCAGCTTACTTTGAAAAAGCTGAAAAGGATACTAGATTTGAAATTGAATTTTCAAATAAGCCATTCATACTTAAAAAACATGAAATTGGAAGATTATCACAAACTTTAAATGATTCTTTGTATACTGTCAATGTAGGATATCAGATTGGCTCATATTTATAATAAAGTATTATATGAAACAATACAAGTATTTTTTTATATCAGATTCTAATAGAGAAGCCATTGGTAAGTTTCAAGCCAATGACATACACTCAGCAAGAAAAATAGCTGCAGGCAAGAAAAATTTAACAGTAACTAAATTTGTTAAATTATTTAATATAGAAGAACTATAATGATTAATTATTCAGACATACATGTAGATTTACATGAATATAGTTATTTTAAAGAACTGTCTGGAGTTGACAAAATTAAATATCTAATTGAAATATATGATCTAGAAATAAAAAAACAAACTGTAGATCCAATTCAGTTAGCTAATGGCTTAAATGAATTTTTTAATAATATTGATGATTCTGAAGAAGAACTAGAATTTGATAGTTATCATCTACAAGGACAAGAAAGAGTAGATGTCATGATTGATACTGACAATATTTTAATTGAATCAAATAGTTTAAAAGCTGTTCGACATATTAAATATAAATGTATTGATTCTGGCTATATATTAAAAAGAGATAAAGAAACTGAAAAAGTATTTAAAAAAAATAAAGTAGGTCGATATTTAAGAATATATAATATAATTGGTACAGAAAATCATTTATGTTATAGTTGAGATACGGTAGGTCTCAATTTTTAGTAATAAATAAACAAACGGTTAGCTAAATGCAACCAATAAACACAGGAGGTTTAAAATGACAAATTTTAAAGAAACATTTCTATTCAACGATTTTGATTTAGTTTGGAAAAACTTATTCGATCAAAAATCATCCTATTTACCAGTAAGAACAAATAAAATTAATTATCCAGTTGATATTTACACAACAGATAATGGAATACAGTTTGAAATTGCTGCAGTAGGAAAAGACAAATCAGACATTGAAATATTAACAGAAGGCGAAACCTTAAGAATAAAATATCAAAAAGATGTTGAAGAACAGCGAGAATTTATTCATAAAGGAATAGCAAAACGGGACTTTGATTTTGCTTGGAAAATATCTAAGGAATTAGATTTATCTAAAGCAGAAGCTAGTATGGAGAAAGGATTACTATTAATTAGTATTCCATATACAAAAGACAGAGCACCAAAACAAATAGTTATAAAATAAGTTATAATGAGACCTACCAACTCAATGTATATTCTACCAACCGTAGAATACCAAAATAAACGTTTTAATATTAAAAGATTAGTTCGTGAAGATCCAAATGAAAATATAGAATATTGGAAAGATGTAATAGATCATGATGTTGTTTTAAAAAAAGATAACTACTTATGGTTTTTAACTGAAATATCAGATATTGAAATTATCGAAGAATGAAAAAACATAAACTTCCAAAATATATACAAGAAAAATTTAAAAAAGCCCAATTTAAAGTAGGAGATAAAGTTAAATACGAATTCCTAGGAGATGATGGTTGGGGAATAATAACTAAAATACAAAAGTTCAATGAGACAGTTACTTATATGGTTAAGACAAGGAATTATTCGTATCCTTGTGGCATTCAAATTAAAGAATTCAGTAGTTACTACGCCGGAAGTATCGACTACGAAGCCTCAAAAAATCAAAAAACTGATGAATCATCCAGACGTACAACGAATGCGGAACGAAATGATAGTGAAACAAGGAAACGAGTTTCTAGACCTAGTAGCAATACAATATCAAATACAAAAGTTAGACACCGGCCAAAGAATGATTCTAGGAATGGCGATGGAGACAACAGCAAAACAGATGAAACACGCACAACAACAGTTGGAAACTCTGAATTAGAAGATGCTATAACTAAACAAAAAAGCTTTTTAAGAAATTTTATGTAAATACTCGGATCTTATTAATATTTTTATTATAATAGGTTATAAGTGCGGTTATTTAAGTTAACTATATTTATTATAAATAAAAAAGAAAGAACACGTTATGAGCAATTTAAAATATAAAGAAAAAATTACAGATGATCTTACAGATGCATATGAAATTATCAAATCTGTAGGAAGAGGAATTGAGACTGGTAAAATTGATATTCAGTCAGCAATGATAAATTTGGCAGAATCATTGAGAAAATTAGAATCGGCTAAGGCCTTTATAGATCGTGAATGAAACGAACATTTCCATATGTTGTCTTAATATCATCATTAACATTAGCAGTAAGTGCTGCATATTATAGTGTTTTTGGAATAAGTAAATTATTTTCAGCTCAAGCTGTTGCTGTTGCTATAATGGCCGGATCTTTAGAAGCTGCAAAATTAATAACTGCTACTTATTTACACCGATACTGGAAACATCTTAATCTATTATTTAAAACATATTTAACTGGAGCTGTTGTAATCTTAATGTTTATAACATCATTAGGTATATATGGATTCCTAACATCTGCATATCAAACAACCGCTAATGATTTATTTGTAATGGATAGACAGATATCTGTAATTGAAATGAAAAAAGAAAGATTTCAAGATCAATTAACAGGTTATGTTAATGAAAAAAAATTATTAGCTAATTCTATTTCTGAATTAACAAAAGGTTTATCTAATAATAAGATTCAATATCGTGATAAAGAAACTAATCAAATAATTACTACTACTTCATCATCTACTCGTAGAGTTTTAACTACTCAATTAAATGATATGAAAACAGAACGAAATAATGTATCTATAAAGATTGAAACATTGACTGACTCAATTACGTCATATGATTTAAATATATTAGATATTCAATCAAATTCAACAGTTACTGCAGAAATTGGTCCTTTAAAATATGTTTCTGAATTAGTAGATCGTCCAATGAATCAAGTAGTAAATTGGTTTATATTAATATTCATATTTGTATTTGATCCATTAGCAATAGTCTTATTAATAGCAGCAAATAAAGCTTTTGATATACAGTCATTAACAACAAAGACGAATATATATGGAGAAACTGTTGATAAATCTGCATTTAGACCACCACATCCATCAGATGCCGAAGATTGGGATGAAGATGGTATAGATGAACGAATGGATATAATTGGTCAGAATGGAAATGATGGATTACATTATGACGAAGACGATGATATTCCACCTCCACCATCACGACAAGGTCCTACGGGACAAGTAATAACATAAAATAAAAAATCAATGAAAAAATCAATTCAAAAAAGTAAAACAACAAAGAAAATACAATGCAGATGCAAAAATTGTACTAATATAGTAGAAATTTCTTCAACATCATTATCTGTTATATGCTCTTTATGCACATTTAAAATGGCAGAAGGTATATTGGAATATTCCAAATAATTTATTATAATATAAATAAAAATATGTTAGAAGCAGAAAAAATCAAATCCAATTGGGACGAGTATAGAAATAGAGTTAATACTTTATTTCCAGAAAGAGCAGACAATTTAAATAAGTTATATGATGAATATGAAGACAGAATTGTAATGATGCCTGCTTCGTCAGTAGCACATTATCATAATGCATTTGCAGGAGGATATATAGATCACGTTCTTAGAGTAATGGACTGTGTAGAAAAACTATATAATTCCTGGGAAAGTATGGGATCGGATATGTCTGGGTATGACTATAATGAAATGATGTTTGCTGCTATGCATCATGATTTAGGGAAATGTGGGTTTCCAGGCCGTGGGAGAGAAGTATACCAAGTTGAAACATCAGATTGGCATAGAAAAAATATGGGAAGGATGTATAAGCATAATGAAAATATTCCTTTTAGTATGGTACCAGATCTTTCAATATATTTACTTCAAAAATATCAAGTTCAAATGTCGTGGAATGAATTTCTAGCTATTAGAATACATGATGGTATATATGATGATGCTAATAAACCATATTTTATTGCAAGGTCAGCACAAGCTAAATTAAAAACTAATTTACCATTATTATTACATCATGCAGATCATATGGCTTCTCAAATAGAATATGAAAGATGGAGAAGCTTTAAAAATAATTCCCCAAAGCTAGTTTCGCCAAAAGCAAAAGCTACTAAAAAAAATGCTTTAAAGAATCTAGCAGAACAAAATCCTGAAATTGATAAATCTATTGTAGATATTTTTAGTGATTTTAAAGAAGATAAAAATTAATTATGAATTCATTATTAATATTGTGTATTGTGTTATTGTCAGGCACTGTAGCATATTTTATATATAGAGCATATATTTTAGCTGGTGTATTTTCTGATTTAGAAGAATATACAAAAGAATTAGAAGACATGACTCAATATATGTATACACAAATAAGCAAGACTCATAAAGAAATGAAACAAATTGACAGACTAGGAGCTTTTGAAAAAGATGATGAAGCTGGCACTACGTTTGCAATGTTAAAAGATGTTATTGATAATTTAGAAGAAGAATTTAATGGGAAGAAAAAAGAAAAAGTCAAATAGATATTGGACTACGGTTACCGAAGGATCAATATCTGCGTATAATAGATCATATGAAAATCGTGTTCTTAAGGAAAAAATATATAGAAGATTTATATTTCCTGCATTTATGAAATTATCTGAAAATTTAATTAATAAAATGAAATGTGAATATATAGATTCATCTTTTAAAGACTTACAAACAGATTTAGTTACCTATCTAACAATTAGACTAGATAAATTTAATCCAGATGCTGGAAGAGCTTATTCATATTATACTCGTACATCGTTTAATTATTTAATTGCTGAAAATCAAAAAGGTTATGCAAAACTAAAAAAAGAATCAGAACCAATAAATATTGATGAGCAACGAAACGTCATGACTGAAATGCATAATGCTGAAATGGCAGAAACATTAAAATATTTTATGGACGCATATGTTGAACATTGTTATAGTAATATAAATTCTATATTTACAAGTCAAACTGATATACATGTAGCTGATTCTATATTACATATTTTTGAAGAACGTGAAAATATCGAGCAATTTAATAAAAAAGCTTTATATGTATTTATACGAGAGCGCACTGGGTTAGAAACAAACAATATTACAAAGGTAATAAAAGTTTTAAAACAAATATATTCAACAAAATTTTTAGAATATGAACAAACTGAGTTTGTGAATTTACCCTTCTAATATTTATATTAAAAGGAGTCCATAATATGGATGTCAATGATCATTTATTTAAAGGTAAAAGTTTTTCTGATTTAATGTCAGATGTCTATCACAACTCTAAAAAGAAAGATAGACAAATTAATCAACTAATATCTCAATTACAACCACTAATTCGTACAGCATCGGATGCTACTATTATAGTACCATTAATTAAAGAATATTTAGATGTAGCTGTTAAAAATGATGATCATCTAGTAAAATTAACAGCAATTGTACAGAGATACATATCAACTCAACAAACTATAACCGGAGAAAATTCTTTATTAAGTGAGGATGAAAAGAGTCAATTATTAAAAATTGCTGAATCTGAGTTTGAAGAAGAATTAACAGATGAAATTGATAAAATCCAAAGTGAAGATACAGAATTACAAGAAAAAATTAACAATGTA